AGCCAACCGAGAGCGACTTGGCCGTCTCGGCGGTCACCAGGCCGCGGTCGGTGGTGGGGTGGGTGACGGTGATGGGGATCATGCGGAGCGAGTCGAGGCTGGCCTTGAGGAAGACGTCGTCCGGGTGGCGGAGTTCACGGCGGATGGTGCCATCCGGGTTTCGATAGATGAAGACCCCGGTGCGCGTCACGCGTGCCCGCCCGGCGTAGCCGCCCGTGGCGGTCAGGGCAAGGTTGAGTATCTCCAAATTTGAGTCGTGTCGGACGATCTTGGCCACAAAAACCCCACGCGCGTTGAAGGTTATATATAAATATAGGGTCAACAATCAAAGTTGAACACATAAATATAAAGTATTTAACTAAAATTAAAGTTCGCCCGTGCCCAGCAGCGACACTGAAAGTCCTGGCCTGGTCGGCCAACGTAGGCATTGATCGCCGACCGTGGTTTCCACGTCCGACCCTCGTCATCCGAGTACACCGTGTCGTCGTCCCACCGGCAGAGCATCCCATCCAAGGCCTGGTGCGACTTGCTCCCCTTGTTCTCACCCGTCCGCACCCGCGCGTCGTCCGAGGTCTCCCAGTAGTAGGTGTCGATGCCGACGGCCCGCTGCCGCATCTCCGTCAGTTCCCCGTTCAACTTCGACACCTGGTCGCGGGCGATCAACTTTGCGTGCTTCTTCTCCACCCCAAATTTTTTATTGAGCTCCTTGGCCAGCTCCTCGTGGCGCCGACCCGCCCCCACCCCCGCCCGCACGGTGTTCTCCACGAAGTCCACCACCCGTGCCTCCTGGGTCTTAATGAGGGCAGCATTTGTGGCGGTGAAGTTCTTAAGTCGATCCACCAGGCCAGGCTCACTGATTGGGATCTTCACCCCCATCACGGCGTGCACCGTCCGCTGCCACTCCGCGTCGTGCCACTTCGAGGTCCGCTGCCCGATGTCCGCCAAGACCAACGGCACATCCAATTTCTTTCGACCACCCAGGTCAAGGCGCATGGTCTCCAGCACCTTATCGAGGGTGTCCGACCACGAGTCCAGGTTGACGGTCTCCGACCGCTCCCGGATGACCACCGGCAACCCCTCGTTGACGACCTTAAGGGCTGCCGCCTGCAGGTCGTCAAGGTGCCTGGCCAGCAAGGTGTAGTATAAACGGATGACCGACGTCGGTGGTCGCATCACGACCCGCACCTGGCGAGGCTTGCGCCGGCCAAGCAACAACCGGCGCTGGTCAAGTAAGGCCTTAGTTAGAAGGTTCATTGATCACCCATTAAAAAGGTAAATTTCATCCTCGGCAACACCGCGACAGTCAATGTGCACCCACGAGACCGCCGCCTCCATGGCCGTGACGTATCGAAACAACCCGCGCTCACGAATAACCTCACGCCGCGCGTTCTCCGCCGGGATCCCAGACACCAGCAGATCCAAGGCCCGTCCAAAGCGGTGTTGACTGTATGGTGCCCCAATCTTGCAGTCAACCCCACGAAAACCGGAGGCCACCCGCTCGCCGCCGGTGTGCCAGTTGTTGATCGTCACCGGGCGGCCAAAATAGTCACGGATGCAATCCGCCATGTTGACGATTCGGCCGTCAAGCAAGATTATTGACCCATCACCCAAGGCGGCCCACGCCTCCGGTGGGACAAGTTCGCGCACGTCAAAATGCTTAGGTCTGTAGAGGGTCTTCATCATCGTCCTCCTTGTCCTCAGGTTCCACGTTTCGATCCAACGTCTCAAGCGTTATCTCCTCACCGTAGGTTTCACCACCGAAGCGCGAGACCGCCACCTCCGCCGCGTCCAACACCTGGTTTTGCACGTAAACACAATCAGCGTCGGCATTGATCTTGCGTATCTCCGCCCGCTCCTTCTCCGAAAGTTGCTTAAACGGCGGAAACTCGATGAACCAGTCAGCCAGGGGCTTGCCTTTGAACTTGCCCTGCCGCTCCAGCATCACCAGTTTGACCAACCGCTCGAGCACCTTGGGTTTATAGATCCGCAACTGCTCGGATGACACGGTGTCGTACCAGTCGCCGGTCTCACCCTCACCATTGTTGTTGAGGCCACCCGTCTGCTGCCCCAGGAGGACCCGGGCCGGCATGCCGGTGACGATGGTCAGGGCCTGCAGGTAGCGGTCCAGACAGTCCGGCAGGCCGGTCACGGAGCTGGCCGTCTTGTTGAAGGTCTCCTCCTTGTCGAGGAGGGTGGTATGAAACACGCTGCGCGACATGTCCATCAGGTTAAGTCGCCGCTTTATGAGGGCCTCCTTGCCGGCCGCCAGCTTCTCCATCAACCCCTCCATGGTGATGGTCTGGGTGACGAAGTCCGCGATGATCGACTCAATGTCGTCATACACCTCGCCAAGCTGCCGAAGCTGCTCGAAGCACGCCTGAAGGAATGACAACCCCCAGTATTGGTTCAACATTCGCACCTTGATCGGCACGTCCACCCCGTCGAGGACGACACAACGTGACTCATGCACCACGAAGGGCTGCGTCCCGTCCGAGGGGTAGACATTGTATTGCTTGACCTGCCCATATTTTGGGTGTTTCATGTCGGTGTAGATGTCGATCGGCCGGTTCACGGTCACCTGCCAGCGATCATAGATGCGCGCGAAGATGATCTTCTTGAGGTTGTTCTCGTTGAGGGGCTTGTCAAGTTCCTGCCCGTCGTCCAACCCAAGCAGCATCAAGGCCCCACCGTGCAGGCGATTCCACTTAAGTAAGGTTTCAATCGCGTTCCACAGGTTGAGCTCGTCGAACCGGGCCCGCACCTGCTCGTCGTCGTCCCCCTTGACGGTGAACCCCTTCAGCATCATGGCCTCGACGTACTTGTCCACCACCCGCTTGGCGAAGCCGTTGTCCGAGTAAAGTTGATTGAGCTCCCCCTCCTGTAGAAGGTTGCGGGCATTGAACGTGGTCGCGAGGCGGCGGTCCGTTCCCTCAATCCCCTTCCCCTTGAACAGGTTGTCCCAACCGTCGAAGGCGACTTGCTTTTCCATAATCTTCTCCTATTTTAAGGCGTTCTCATAGTCAATGTGGTCGCCACCAAAGAGGGTATGCAACACATATCGCTCGGCGTCCTTGGTGTGGTCGTTCGTCTTCAATGGGGCGTCCACTCCCTTTTTAATCGCGGCGTTCGGGTCCCAGACGTAGGCCCCATAGTCCATGATCGTCTGTGGGCAATCCTCACCCACCGCGTACTCACCGGAGTTCAGCATCTTGGCCTGGGTCTTGAGGCCCGGTACCACGTCATTAACCGCCGTCCTGAATTCAATGGACTTGCCGACCTTGGCCAGGGCCTTTTGAATGGCCAACTTGAGGCTGAGGGCCGACGGGTCGTAGATCACGCAGTCGTATTCACGATGCATGATGAACTTCACAAAATCCTCGGCGTAGGCGGCGTCGTCCTTCTGACGTCCGGCGGTGTGCGAGTTATAATAGTACTCACGCTCGGACCATATTCGCGGGGTGGCATCGTCGTTCCTTACGAACTCAAGAAACACCGTGGGGTTGTTGGTCCCATAGTCGATTCCTATGTATCGCTGCACCGCCGTGGGGTAGGTTCGTGTCACGTGGCGCTTGACGTCAAAGAAGTCGTAGATTGCCCCCTCAGCCATCACCCAGAGCCCCTCGATGAATCGCTGCTTGAACACCCCGGTGTAGGACATGGACAGCGATCGGATGACCTCACGTGACAGCGAGGGGTTGTCGGAGATAAGGAATGAAAAGCGAACCAGCTCAGCCCGACCGGTGAGTGGGTCCACCTCATATAGATTCTTGTCATCAATGAAATATCGCTTTACATAGTGCAGCGGGTGATCAGGGTTGGTCGTCCAGATGGCCTTCGAAAACGAGCAGGACAGGCGGGTGCGGGCCATGTTGGTGAACGACTCCGTGTGCCGGGTCAGCTCATCCGCCAGCCAGTACCCAAAGGTCGCCCCCTGGATCTGCATATAGTCGTTGTCCTTGCCGGCCCCGCGCACGTAGAACTTCTTGTCGCGAAGCCCCCGCCAGTTTATCTTTAGGTATTCATCCTTGTCGTCACGCACCGAGGTAAAGAGGCCAATGCCCGTCGGGTCAATGACCTTCTTCCACTCGGCCAGCACGTTGCGGGCCACGGAGCTGATGGAGAACCCGGAGAGCAGCACGTCGCACGGGGGTAACTTCTGTATCTCGTATATGGCAAGGTCGTTGGCGGTGTACGACTTGGCCGACCTGACCGGCCCCTCGAGGAAGCGGATCTTTGCTTGATCACGGCCGCGCCACACCGACTTGGCCTTCTCAGATGGCTTATAGATGACCACCTTACGGGCGGCTGGCTTTTCAGCGAGTAGGTTACTCGTCATACAGCCGCTCCCGCACGTCGTACTCCACCTGCACGCCGTCGGTCCCCTCACCCCTGGGGTTGTCAGTCCACCCAAGGCGGTTCTTGGTCCAATGCTTCTGGGCCTCAACCGACCCAGGAATGTGGGTCACGCCGGTAGTTTTATGCGTCCCGGTCTTGCTGCCGTCGACCTTGCCGCCGCATGAATCTTCCTCAATCTCCTTGACTTCCTCCCACGGCACCTCGTACCCCACGGCTCGCTTCTCAAGGGCCGCCACGACGCGAAGGTCATGCCGATCGCGGATGCAGCTGAGTTCGATCTGCAAGGTCTCATCGGTCTTGAACCAACCCTCGGTGATGGTGATCAGTGGGACGTTGAGCAGGTCGGCCGCCTTTGAGAGTGGCGCCCCCATGGCGACGTAGTGAAGCAGCTCGGCCCGACGTTCGTCGGTAAGTGGGGTCATGGCCGGCGTGCCGGTCTCCATGAGTGATTGGGTGGTGGCCTGGGTAAACTTGAGGCGGCAGTAGGAATGAAATGCCGGGAGGTTCTTGGTCACGTAGGCGGTTGCCTGCGCCTTGAACTCCCGGCCCGTGCTTGAGGTCTTGACTACATTTTGAAACTCCCGCGCCAATGATTCAGCAATCGTGGTTGAGTCGGCTCCACCAAGCCACAACTCGTAGTAACGCTCGAGTACCTCAACCGGTGGTTTTCTAATGGAGACTCGCATGTACTACAATGTAGGGCCTGCGGGTCAAAAAGTACACATAAATATCAACCCAAGCATTAACACCACCAACCATAGATCAAGAATCGCCGTCTGCATCGGTCGCATCTCCTGGTAAGGCCAGTCGACCTTGCCGAATGGAAACGACCCACCATGGCAGA